ATTAAGTCGATGCGCCTGAAACTGCTTGTGATGGACTATTGTTAAAATCGATAACCAAATGCCTGCCTCATATTGCTGCTATATCGCGGGCTTTGACATAGCTGGAATGTTTGAAAGCATAGTGGATAGAACTCGGAAGATGTCACGCGGATGCTTTTCAGCGATGTCAGGGATAATCGAGTATTTATCACTCAGAGCAAAACCAGCCATAAGCTGGCCATACCTTTAAACCTTGAGCTGAAAGCGTTGGGGTTGTTACTTGAAGCAGTTATCGATTTATGCCGACGGGATAATCCGTCAGATTATATGATCTATTCAGCCGTAAGGCGCGGGGGCAAAAAGCCAGGCCCTGTTACGCCGGTTGCTTTAACCCAGGCTTTTGCTGAAGCACGAGAATTGAGCGGTATTAAGTTCGGTGAAAATCCACCGACATTTCATGAAATACGCAGCCTGGCAAGTCGATTGTTCGAAGCCGAGAATGGCGAGGATTTCGCGCAGAAATTACTGGGACACAAAAACCTGTCAATGACCAAAAAGTATCTGGATTCTCGCGGGCAAGAATACATGATGGTTTAGACTGGATATTGGAAATTCGAACATATTTCGGATAATTTCGGGCTAAACCCTAATAGAAGCAGATGAATCAATAACTTAAAAAAAGACCGAATACGATTCCTGTTTACGATTCATTGGGATATTTCTGTTATTTATCATGAAGATAGATAACAAAAACACCTCTTTTATAGGTTGCAACACTTACCATTACAGCCTTTGTAGATCAAACAGTTACCATCTTTTTCGGATCTGGTTCGGACAAATTTCGATACGTCATATCGTCGGCCTGTCATCCTCACTCAGCCGCATGATAATCGATGTCACCACGCCCAGCACTGTCACCTCTTCCATAGCCTCACCTTCATACGCTTCACCGTCCGGTGTGATAATGCTTTGCCCCATGAGCTTCCCTATCTGCGACTCCCCGAATATTTCAAACGCCAGGGTACTGCCCTGCTTCGGCTTCATGCTGCGGTCGATAACATAAAACTGGTCGTCATCATCCAGAATCATCGTTGCAGACGGGTGGCTGACCAGAAGCTCATTCAGGTCAAGCCGCTTTTCGATGTAATCGTTAGCCGGTGATGGAAATCCCATAGTTACCTCACGTATCCCATGTTCATCATGTAGAAAGTTTTGTCGTCTCCGTCGCGGCAGCCATCATCTCGAAAGAACGTCTGGTAGCGTCCTATCCATTGATTGGCCTGCTCACGCGTCCAGATGTGGTTGCGCTTGCTTAGCTCACGGACAAAGTCAGATGTGGTGACAACCCTACCCAATTTCGGATGCAATTTGATGCTGGCCGTGAAAGCCGCGTCGATTTCGTATCGTCTTGCCATGAATGATTAGCCTGATAATTACTGTATGCACATACAGTATTATTGATCGGTAGGATTGATCAAGTGACTAAAGGACAGGTTTATGTAGAGCGTTGAACTGTAGCTAAATTTCTTTTTTACGCGCCGACTTTGACAATTCATTACGAAAACTTGCCATTGTCTTAACGTAATGCCAAGATCGGAAAACTCTCACTGTAAACACGGTTTTATGCTCAGAACATTTAAGAAATACGTCTCGGTAGGCGTGGTAAATACATGTATTCATTGGGCTATGTTTGCGTTGATGCTCTACGGCGGTGCGAGTCAAGCGCTTGCTAATTTCAGCGCATTTTGTGTAGCTGTAACATTCTCTTTTTTTGCTAATGCGCGCTGGACGTTTAACTCTGAAGCCACCACCCTTCGATATATGATTTACGTATTGTTCATGGGTTCGCTGGCATCCGTTGTTGGATGGGCTGCTGATAGGTGTCAGCTTCACCCTGGTGTCACATTGGTGTTGTTCTCTGCGATTAGCCTGATATGCGGTTTTTTATATTCTAAATTTATAGTGTTCAAGGAAGTCAAATGAAGGTCTCACTGGTTGTCCCTGTTTTTAATGAAGAGGACGCGATACCGATTTTTTACAGAACTGTTCGAGAATTTGAAGACTTAAAGCAGCACGAGATTGAAATAGTCTTCATCAATGATGGCAGCACAGATGCGACAGAATCGATCATTAATGCCCTTGCAGTTTCCGACCCGCGTATTGTGTCAATATCTTTCACGCGTAATTTCGGTAAAGAACCAGCGCTGTTTGCCGGACTTGATAATGCAACCGGCGATGCCGTTATTCCTATTGATGTCGATCTGCAGGACCCAATAGATGTCATACCTCGCCTTATTGAGAAGTGGCAAGCAGGCGCTGATATGGTACTTGCTAAGAGAACCGACCGTTCAACTGATGGACATCTCAAGCGCAAGTCCGCTGAAATGTTCTATAAGTTGCACAACAAAATTAGCCATCCAAAAATTGAAGAGAACGTTGGTGACTTTCGCCTGATGTCACGTGAGATTGTTGAGCACATCAAGCAACTTCCTGAGCGAAACCTTTTTATGAAAGGAGTTCTGAGCTGGGTTGGCGGGAATGTTGATATTGTCGAATATACCCGCGCCGAGCGCGTTGCCGGAAGTACAAAGTTCAACGGGTGGAAGTTATGGAATCTGGCGCTTGAGGGCATCACCAGCTTCTCAACATTTCCACTACGCATGTGGACGTATATTGGGTTGTTCGTTGCTAGCCTGTCATTTCTTTACGGCGCTTGGATGATTCTGGATAAAGTCATGTTTGGCAACAGCGTTCCCGGATATCCATCATTGCTGGTATCTATCCTTTTCCTAGGTGGAATTCAACTTATAGGTATTGGGGTTCTTGGTGAGTACATCGGGAGAATTTATGTCGAGGTCAAGAAAAGACCAAAGTATGTATTGAAGGAAGAAAAGCATGTTAAAAATTAATAAGGGTGATATAACAACAATTTTCATGTTTTTGTTTTTTTCACTGGCGGTACTCTCATCACAGCGTCATTTTATTGATGATATGGGCAGGAGTATAGATGGATACTTTGGGCTGTCAGACAATGGCAGACCATTTGCCGACCTTATACTTTTGGTTGCATCATTTGGAAATTCTCTTGCTGACTCAGGCATTTGGTTCCAGCTATTATCAATTCCTGTTTTTGTTTCAGTACCATTTTTAATTTGCAAGCTTACAGACTGCAAAATCAATTCACTTTTGTTTATACCAGCAGTAGTTAATCCATTCACAATTGAAAGCATGATGTATAGATACGATGCGCTTTCAATGTCTTACTCCCTGTTTTCATCTTTGCTTGCATGCATTATTTTGAGTCGTGGGCTAGCATTCTACATTCCATCAATCGCATTGCTTACCTCATCACTATCTTCTTATCAACCAGCCATGTCTGCATTTATTGTTCTGGCTATTTTCCTATTCATTATTGAAGAAAAATACAAGTATAAGCAACTGATACTTAGAGGGTTTGTTTTTGTACTGTCATACCTTATTTATTCGAAGATAATAAGCCCAGCGTTCATTAAGGGTAATTACACAAAGCAATATTCTCAGCTCATTGATTTTCTTGACTTTAATGCATTTTTCAGCAATTTCAAATCAATGATTAATTTCTGCATTGAAAATGCTGGATTTGCAATTATTTCAATCTACTGCCTGTCATTCATTTTGTGCATTTCTTCCATGCTCTATCTATTGATATCGAAGAAAATTAATGCATTTAGATTCTTTCTTTACATTCTGTCTATTTTACTTATATCACTAACTCCGATACTCATACTCTCAGTTTTGAAATATCCGGCGTTTGCCCCAAGAATATACATCTCATTAGGAACATCGATGTCTTGCCTCATGGCAATCCCGTTCGTTTTTTTACCCGCCACAAAAAAACTCTGCATTGCTCTTTCTTTCTCTCTGTCTTTAGTATCTATAAATATGGCGTTTGTTATTTCAGCATCAAACAACGCACAATCGCGTTACGATGACGCTGTTTCGAATCAGGTTCTAAATACTATACAAAAGATTGAAGATGATGGTGGTAAAGTTAACAGCATTGGTTTTATAGGGTACATGCAACCTTCAGAAATATCTAAGTTATCATTCAAAAAATATCATATGGCAGAGACACTTACCCCGCTTTACGTCAAGGGTAACTGGTGGTGGGGCAATTACATGTTGCAGTTGAGGGGTATTAAACTCAAAAGACTGAACATTGATGAGAAGTCTTTCGAATGCCCGTATCCAGTTAATGGGGTTTTCTATAATTATTATTTCTCTAACGAGTCTCTTGTGCTGGATTTTTCGAAGCGAATCTGCAGATAAAAAACGCCCCAGCCTTTTCAAGGTTGGGGTTTGTATTCATACTGGCCGATAAGTGCCTTTAATATGAATAAATCCTGATGAAACTCCTGAATCGCTTGCCTTTATCGTTGAGCCATCTTGCTTCACAAACCTGATAGATGTGCTTGAGGTTTGTTTGATCGGAACTGCATTATTGAATGTTGAATTTGCTGCGAACTGAACCATGTTCATTGGGGTTGCTAATATTGCTTTAAATGGCAAACCAAAAACGCCAATATCTCCAGTTCCACCATTGAAATTACTCCACCTTAGTACCATTTCAAACCCCACCTCAACACCATCAAACCATACATTACATTTTGTTGATGGATCTAAAGTAACTGATCCTGCTGTTGATTCGCCAGCAAGGGTTAATGCTGGAATGGGTTGAATGTCAGAGTTTATCATCCCCGATGCATATCTATTTCCAAAGCAAACCACCCCCATGTCCTGAAGGACACCCTTACCAAAATATACAGGGGTTCCACCACTCCACCCAAGGAAGCTATTATTTTTTATAAGAATATTACTGGCATCGCCCCCTGTAATAATGCCCGTAGAGGAATCGGTATTCTCTGTCAGATAAATGAGGTTATTGGTTATGGTTATATTTCCACCATCAAGCTGGAGGCGAGAACTATCAAGCCAACAAGCATCAATTAGGGTGTTACCAGATGCTGATTCATGTAGTAAAGCCTGCTTACCTGCAGAATACAGGTGCGTACCTGAAACCAGCCTATTGCTTTGTCCTTTTATGCGCAAGCACCGCACCTTACAGTAAGATACGGTAGCACCAACCAGTCTGTTATCATGTGACCTAAGATATATTCCGGTCCCGGTAGTAACAACTGATGGGAAATCTTCATCACCTGCCGAGCTCCATTGGCGCTGCTCTACAATTACACCCAATCCAATTGTGTGACCGCCGGATTTTTGAGTGTCTGATGCATCAGAATCTATTCCGTAGACCAAAAACTGATCTACGCGCATATGTTCTGTGGTTGTGCTGGCACTGCCTCCTAAATTTATTCCGCTACACTTATAACGACAGTGTACTGCGCCAGTAAATCTAACAAATAAGGATTCACGGTTCGGCGTTATACCTCGATCTACCGACATATCAATTAGATATGAATTTGTTGAGTGGTCGTCAGGAGCAACTATCGTCATGTTAATGGTTCCCCCATATGTTCCTCTTAAACCGACACTAGTCGCAGGATATAAATTCACATCACATACAAACTCAATTGATGAAAAGTCATACCATTCTTGTGGGTTTGGATAATTATTCTTCCATTTCGGTGCAATGCTGATAGCATATGCAAGCGCATTATCCCACGCTTCATCACTACCGTTCTGCTCTGTTCCAGTATTACCAAATGCGCTTACGTTAATAATTGTTTTAGCGGTGTGCTTTTCAAGGTGAGAGGTTAATGTACCTTTTCCGTAATTAACGAAGTCAGTACCTTTTTGTGATTGCAGGTCAGCTCGCAAAACTGCATCGCCTACTCCTAACCATTTACCAGAACCAATACCACCGGTTGATTCTGGCGTTGAATTTTCCGGAACGATTTTTGAGCCGGAAGCATATGAACCAGTCCACTTATAATACTCGCCGTCAAATTCGTTGAATAAAACTTCATTAGGATTTTCAATGGTAGCGCCAGTCGTGAAAGACAGCCCGCTCAGAACCACGTAACCAAATGATGACATAGTCTGCTGCGCGAGATGATTGATACCCTCTACAGTGTGATGCTCGACGCCGAACCTATCCCGATATTTGAATTCCGGAGAGGTAACAAACTCATCTATTTTACCGGCATTGAATTTCAAATCTCGCGGCGATTCGCTTGGGACTGGAAGCTGTGTTGGGATGGTAGTCATAATTTATCCATTAAAAAAACCAGCGCAAAGGCTGGCTTATGATGATTATCTGGTGTTTAAGGGTAAATAAGGTCGCTGTACTCTGCGAGGCTTAACGATGTAGTTCCGTCCCCGTTTGGCTGCTTCTCGCTGATAATCCATTGAGTTGCATCCAACTCTTCCGTAGTGGCGATCATGTAGCGTGACGGAGACTGAACGTCATAGCCGTCATAAATGTTTAGCGCGATGTCCGGCATTGCTGCGATAAAACCGAAGTCCGTATCAGCGCGGCGCGTAGCCGGGTATCGGGTGGTTGAAGTGCCAGAGCTATCGGTTACCACAACAAACATTGATCCAGAGAAGTTAATGCGCTCACTTGTCTCAAAGTTATTACCGTTGCGGGCAACGATATAACCAGCCTGCTGATTTGTATCGTATGTGTCAGGTATCTGAACCATATCACCGACATTCACCCATTCCCCGTCAGACAGAGCCGTTATAGCGGATGTCATTCGCGAATAGATGAGCCTACGGCATTCTTTCTGTGCACGGTAATCAGCGGAAAAGGCATCGCGTAAGTACATCATTTCAAACTTCTTGGCCTTGACTGGCTGGCCCAGCTCAATAGCGCCGTTCCGCACGCGATACCGAATGTAATCCTGTTTATTGGTGTTCGGATTGCGATACTGAACTTCAACTCCGTCATAGCCGCCTGGCAGCGTCATTTCATAGCTGAGAGAGTATCCGTCCGCGATTGTGTTAGCCCGGTTGAAAACTGTTACCGGCCTATCGCGTTTTTCATCTAGGGTGAAAGAGAGTAAGCCATCATCCCAGAATACGCTTACGCTGGCCGCGTCGCAGATTGTCTCCATGCGCGACCCGAGAGAGATGTCCTCATCGTCAAACGTGTAATCGCAGTAGCCAAGGCGTGGGTCTCTGGAATCAATGCGAGCCTGTATCTGATAAAGCCCGTAAATATCTATCGTGTTTTCGGACTGCCCTCCAACTATCAACCAATTAAACAGAGCAATATCTGCAAACTTTCGTGATGGCCGCAGCGCGTAATCGACAGCCTGCGTCGCACTGTTATAGCTGATGACGTAGCGATTTATTAAAGCGTTATACTTTCTGTCACGGGAGCTGGTAGCCTGCTCAGTTGCCTGAACGGTAATGGTTACGATTGTGTCATTTGGATAAGTCACGTTCAGCCGGCGGCGCACGACATGAATCATTTCCACTTTCATTGTGGAGTGATCGTTACTTGCGTTTGTTCGCGTAAGCTCCACTGCGTAACGCCCCGCCCCCGCTGCTGGCGTAAACTTGTAGGTGTCGTACATCGTGTCACTTAAGCCGGTATAGTTTTCCTGCCGCTTGGTGAACGTCTGGGTGGTGCCGGGTATCTGGACATTGTTGTCGTCGACTTTCCAGAACGTGATGTCAGCAATGGCATAATCACCATCTCCAAGCTGCGACTGCAGATGAACCCACAGCTCCGCACCTTCTACTGGTGAAAAGAATGGCCCGACTGTCAGCGGTTCGTTGTCGTTGATAGTGAATAGTGTCGTGTTGATGGTGGCATTTGCTGGCGTTTCGTTGTAGTCCTGCCCGCTCATGTTGCCGAATGTGAAGTTGTAGAAATAATTCGGATTCGTTACTGCGCCGTCATCAGTTTCCGTTGCGCTAATCAAATCGCCGAAAATTGTTATGTTTTTCGTTACCGGGCCATTCACAGTGTCATATGTAACGTTTACCACAAATGAAACTGAGTGCGGCTTGCTCAAATCGAAGAAGTAATTGAAGTCGTCATTTCTCGGAATGGTGACCTTTGCCTGCCCGGCCAAAAAGCTTCCTGACGTGACGTTATTTGTCGTAGCCGTCTCGGCTGGGAAGTCCTCACTTTCGTTCGGTCCTGGCAACGCCTGTCCGTCAATATCATCGAATGTGAATCCTTCGTTGATTTGAGGGATAACATCGCCAGGCTGATAAATTGAGTAGGAAGCACCAGCCAGTGCGCCGAGGTTTGACTCGGAGTACCGGATAGAGCTGACATCGTAACGGCCAAGCCCGAAATTCATCCACTCAGTGACTCTCTTGTTATTTTTATCGTACTCGAAGATAGATTGCTGAATCAGATCAGGAAAGGAACGCACCAGGCCAAAGTTGTCCGGTCTCGCTTCACCATTTCGGGCGATATTTGTTTGCCCCTTCAGGCTGTTGTTCGGTGATGTCTTACTGTTGCCAGCTGATGCGCTGACGTCTGGCTGTTTTATCAACCCGTTCATCAGTTTCTGCGTGAACTTGATTGGGTTTAGATGCTGCAGGGGGTTGAGAAGCGTTCCGACTATGCCTCCGCTTTTTGGCTGGTCGAAGATAACAATGCGGTCACTTTCTTTGAGTTGAAAGCCAACTTCATCATCATCATTCAGCTCTCTGCCATTTATATTGATGCGCAACTCGGCGTGTAGTGTTGACTCAGCCAGCCAATTGCTGAATATCATCCCCGCTGGCACTTTGACACGCTCCTTCGGCAGGCCGGGAACCCGCTGAATCTCGATAATCGGCATAGGAGTAAAATTCCACTTTGGTGAATAGTTTCTGAATAGTGCGAATGTGATCGGAACGAACGTGGCCGTTCTCACCACGGCTGTGTAGTGCGCGGCCATCAATTACCAGCCCGACGTGCACCGGTTGAGCGCCGTAGTAAGCAACGAACATGTCGTTTTCAGAGAAAATATCCACGCGCTTCCAGAACAGAATTTCATTGAAGAAGCAGGTGGCAAAATCACTTTCAGCTTCGTAACCCGGCACATCATGCAGCTCGACACCCAACACATTTCGGTAATAAAGCACTATGAGCCCCCAGCAATCCGCACCTTTAAAACTGCATGCGCGGTTATGCCAGGGCATGCCTTCTACTCTTTCAAGGAATTCGTGTTTAAGCATTTTTCAATCCGGGGAATTCTTCGATGTTATAGAGCCGGCCAACGTTGTTGTTTAGCGGATTTTTCAGTGTCAGTGAGCAGGTCACATCATCTGCATCCATCGACACGTCAGCAACGTAAAGTGTCCACGGCTTCAGTGGCGTGTTCATGTCAGCAGAGTCAAAGCGCTGATAGGTTGCCGATATCGGCGTCAGTC